GTGCCGCCTGTAACGGTAGGCGTGGAGAATGCACCGCCTGCAAACGTGCCGCCTGTAACGGTAGGCGTGGAGAATGCACCGCCGGTATATATTCCGTTTGTAAAAAGAAGCGTGTTGGAGAGTTGCTTGGTTACGCCGCCTTGAACAATGACAAACTTGTCGGTGCCTGCGGTAGTTGTGGCTGCGGGTAGCTCGCTGATTTTAACATTAGCCATAATCAGTAGTTCCCTGCAAAGATGTTGAACCGCTGGCGAGTGCCGACGATGCTGTAGGGCAACGACATAATATCGTCAGGGTTATTGATGCGCTTGATGTTGCGCTTGGATGTCATGGCGATCCGTGAGACTTGCGGTGATGGCTCGACACCAAACTCAGCCGCGATCTCGCAGGCCAAGTTGTAGCGGAACGCCCGCAGATAGCCTGGGGGAAACGTCAGGTCGGTGTAGATTGTGGCAGGCTGGTCCAATTCCGTAACCGAGATGAAGTGCCATTCCAGCGCCTTGGTGGGCACGGGATAGACGTACATGTCGATGTTTGGATAATCCATGTTCAGCCAGATGACTTGCGGATAGGTGCTGGTCACGGTTTTGACCGCAATACCGTCGTACTGCTGCTGATTAATGATTTTGATGCCGTAGGAGATTCCGCTGGCAGGATCTTTAAAATAGGTGGAATCATCAAGCAAGACGGGGCGGTTGCCCACAAAGTCGCCCGTAGGGCCAAGCGTGCGATTGATGTTACCGGGAAGCCAGCTAAACACTTGGTCTTGCGTTGAGAATATTGAAAGGCGCTCAGAGTTCCATGAATCAATCATTTGGTTCATGGCGGTAAGGGCGTCTTGAGATGTTTCTGGCGAAGGGGTTTCACCTTCGGCAAGCATACCGATCAGCCGCAAAGCGCCGTTTATCAGTTCGCCTGCCGTGGTCATACTATGCCTCTTTGTTCAACGGTGGCCTACCGCGCCGCTTGGCTTCCAAAACATTAGCAGAAACTTCGGGTTCGATAAAGGCTTCTGGGTCGTACTCTTCCCAGCCATGCCCTTTGTCGTATTTCACTTCCATATCAAGGCTAGCAATTTTGGTTCCGTAAACCGGATGCCGAAGGTAGGTTTGCATGGGAATCCCATAAAAGACAAAATGCCCTACGCCACAATGACGTAGGGCAAATCTGTTTTAGGCAACGCGGTACAGGGTGTAAGCCGCGACGTCGGTCTTGTAGGCAAGTACCTGAGCCGAGCTTGTAACGGCCACAGTAGCTGAACCAACAAGGGTCCAGCCGGTGCCAGCAACAATCGTCAGGGCGCCCGAACCGGTACCAAGGTTGACGATAGACAGGTTAAAAGTGCTGCCGATTTTGGCGTTAGTCAAAAGAGCGTCAACCGAAGCAGCGGTAGGCAGCGTGTAGGACGCAGCCGAAGTGCTTGGGTTGGCAACCAGCATACCGCCAGTGATTTGGGCGGCAGTCAGGGTTGCAGTTGCGGTTGCGGTTTGCGGATCAGCCTGCTCACCGAGAAAAATCTCGTTGCGATTGCCGTCACCGATTTGGTACCCGCCACCAACTGAAGGAAGTGCCATGATAATTCTCCAAGAAAAAGAGGATTACGCCCCGGCCTAAGCCGAGGCACAAGGATTAACCCCAGAGGCGAGCAGCCATCGCGGGACGAATGGCCGAGTAGCCGTACAGAACGTCGATACGGCAAGGCATACGGTCGTTGTTGATGTCGTACTGACGAACAATGCGGAGCGAGATGCCGTTGTGGACTTGACGCGAAGCCATGTCTACGCCGTTTGGCAGCAGCAAGTCAGCCGTGGCAAAGGTGATCGCATCCTTGTGATAGACAAGGTTCTGAGCGTATTGCGTGGTAGCAGAACCAAGCATCGTCACAACCGCGCCTGAAGCAGGGAACGAGTTCACAGTGGCCAAGGCGTTAGCCGAGGTGTAGATCGCAGGCGAGACGCTCACAGTAGCCGTAGAAGAGCCGGTGGCGTCGGCAGTCACAACGAACTGCTGAAGCGAGCCGGTGGACTCACGGGTCTGCGGGTTGACGGCATAAACGCCGGCAATCGTAAACACGTCACCTTGCTTCCAAGTCTTGGAAGAGCCGGTGAAGGACAGACCAAGCGAGGTTGTGCCTTGGGTCGAGATGGTTGAAGTGATCGTGATCGACGTACCCCAGTCGCCCGTGGTGTGCTGCTTGATCGACTGAGACATATTGATCTCGTCGAAGCCCAGAACGCCCGTGCCCATCATACCGTTCTTGAACTGCTTGCTAACAGTGTCAGTTGGGTTGAACAGGCCCTTCATGCCCTCGACCAAACCAGCGTTTGCGGCTGGGTTGACGGTGGCATAACGGGGAGACATCATAGCCGCGTTTTCGTTGAGCTTCTGTTGAGCTTGCAACAGAACCAACGAAGTGGCTGGCGTGGTGCCGGGGGTGCCAACGGACGAGTAAATGCCCTTGTAGGCGTTGGCAACGTCAGCGTCGATGGACGAGGCCAACTGGCTAATACGCGGCTTCAGAACGCGGTCGGCAAAGTCATCCAACTGCATGGTCAGTTCGGCGGAGGTGAAGTTTACGCCGATATGCTTTTGGTTGTTGACGGTCAGCGTGGTGTACTGCTCGTTGTCGTCCTGAACTTGCAGGGCGGCACCGTCAGTGACCAGAGCGCGGTCTGGGAGGCGGATACGCAGGGTAGAACCGATCTTGGCACCTTCAACAGCAAAGCTGTCGTCGTACTGGCGGTTCACGTTGCGGGTGAGGACCAGATTGTTCTCCAGAATTTCCAGAGCCTTCCGGGTGATCATGTCGATAGTAAGAAGCGAATTGGACACAGCGTGTCTCCTTTAACGGTTGCGTTGCGCCTCGTACTTCTTGATCTGCCGCAACCGTTCCGCTTCAATCCATTCCGAAGTCGTCATGCTTTTAACAGAACGCGGGTCGGTGGTATCAAAAGACGGAGATCCAGAGGATCTAGCCGCAACAGGAGCAATAGGTGCCGGGGCAGTTGAAGACTTTCTAACTGGCGGATTAGCCGACAGTTGGAACTCAATCTTTCCGATCTCTTTTGCCTGCAAGAGCGGCGGTAATTTGGAAATCCGATCAGCCTCTTTTGGATTTGTTCCCAGATGATACGCGATCTCGGGGCCAACATCCGAATACTGAATGGACTGCGCCATAGCGTCCGTAATTTTTAGGTTTGGATTGTACGCAACCTGTTCAAAGTCATCGTACTTGTTCCGAGCCTCTTCCTCACGGTCATGGTACGCTTCGAGAAGTGTAGACTGTTGCTGTGCTGCTTCACGCCGTGCGAGCAATTCTTCGGCCTTACGTTCGGCTAACGCTTCCGCGTAGGCTTCGGTAGTGTCAAAATACTCTGGCGATGGCATATCAGCCGGGGCTGATTTGACCTGTTCTGCGGCACGCTGGGTCTGTTCTCGTTCCCATTTGCGCTGTTCTCTTGCAAGACGCTTGCTAACGATGGCATCAAGTTCTTCTTGCGAAAATGTCTTGGCGGCTTCGTTTGCTACATCTTCCGGCTGGGATACATCAATCTCAGGAGTGGCCGTCAATTCCTGATCTGGCGCGGCTGTGTCCGCTAGTACGGTATCTTGAGTTTCCTCAGACATATGTGGTTCCTAAGAACACCTGGTGTAACGCACCAGTACGTTGGCACATTTATTGCATTAAATCGCTAAGGGTGCAAGTTAGCCGTTTAGCGGCCCAATTCCAAACATGGCGATGTTGTAATACACCTTTGGCGGCACCACGGGTGGAGCAGAACCAAAATTTCCGGTGATGGCAATAAAATGTTTAGGGCGAAACTGCTTAGATTTAAAATAGTTAAGCGCCATCGACGACCACCGAGGTTCTGTTTCCATCCACATCAACTGTTGAGATGATACGGTTGGTTGTTTCATCCAAGCCAACAAACGTCTCAACGCCAGTGCCAGCGCCGGAAACCTTGCCTGCCAATGCAGAAGCCATAATACGCAGGATCTCGGCAGAAGTCAGGCCAGATTCGATAATCTGCGCCCAAACTGCGTCACTGATACCTTGCGGGGTAAGGGCACCGTAGGACAGGATGTCTGCCGACAAAGAGCCAATTGCGTAGTTTACGGCGGTCAGAGTAGACGCGCCGGTAGCGTCGGACGCTAAATAGCCGATTGCGGTTCGCGTAGCCGTGAAAGATGAATCACCAATAAGCCCCGCCGAAGCCTCAAGAGTGGCTAGTATGTTGGCATTAGTGATATTGCCCGCACCGCTAACGCTGGCGATCAGGGACGCAATAAGCAGCATGGCTGCGTCGGTCACGGTTCCAGACCCCGCAAGCGACGCTGCGGCATTAAGACCGCCGGCTAAATTTGCGGCTGTTGGCGACGTAGCAATAATTTGATTCCCCGACGCAAGAGACCCAGACTTTTGCGGAATGATCCATGCCAGCGTTGGGTAAGATCCAGTTGGCAAAGAATACAAAGGCAGAGCGACGGTAGTTTGGTCTGGGTACATCCGGTTGCGATAGCGTCCAGACTGATTGAAGTTGCTTCTGACCTGGGCATCACCCGTCGCCCCGCCAAAATATTTGACGGGGATTTTATTGACGATTGAATAGTTGCCCAGAAGCGCCATCGTTAGCCCCAAACGGTGTCAAGCGAACCGTAGAAGGCGCTGTTGACGGGTGTCGCTGCACCAGCATAGATCAGCCACTGAAGGTTAGCACCATCGTAAATCCGAGGTAGCGATGGCAGTTGGTTTAGCAGATCACGCTCAGAGGCAACGCCCTGTGCAGTGATGGGCAGCGTCAGCAGCGGCTTGCAGAGCACGACGTTGATACAGCCCGACGTCATTGTGGCGCTAAGGTTGATGGATTGAATAGACAAAATGCCCGCGTCGCCTGCTGCCAATGGCA